TAGACGGCAAGCAGACCGGCTGCTATTACGAGTAACGCCGTCTTGACTGCAGTACTATTGTCAGCAATCCATTGTAGGGCATTCAAAAACCATTGCATTGCAGCCATCAAGCCCTGTTCGATCTTGCTTTTGTTCTCATCGAGCCAGTCAAGAAATTGGGCGAGCCCCTCCTGTAGCTCCTCTCCGATGTTGATCTGTACCGTCTGCCACCACGCCGCTAACTGATCGAGCCGGAACTTGATCCCCGCTGACATCTCTTCGAATGCTAGATCGGTAGCACCGGCAGAGTCCGCCATCTCCTCGAGCTTTGCCCTGAAGCTGTCGAGGGACGCCCCTCCGAGGTTGAGTGCCGCCATCCCGCCCTCAACGGAGCCGAACATGTCCATCAGGGAGAGGTTATTAGCGTCGGCGTACTCTTGCAGCAGAGCGAGAACATCAGCTAGGTCATGCCCTTCGGCCATGAAGTCGGGGAATGACTTCCCGGACAACTCCTCGAAGATGTTCGCGGTCTCTCCCCCTGCTTTGGATAGCTCGACGAGCATCTGCCGGAGCTGTGTCGCCGCGACACGGGTAGGTACGCCCTTCGCGGTGATCTCCGCCAGGGCTGCCGTGATCTGACCGAAGCTGACTCCCACCGCTGCCGCTGCTGGGGTCACTTGGAACAGGTATCGACCGAGTTCTCCGAAGGTCGTCTTCCCGAGACGTACCGCCGTGAACATAAGGTCGGACGCTTCGGTCGCGCTTATGACCTCTGAGCCGTAGGCGTTGACTACCGAGGACAGCGCATCGACCGCCGTCTCAAGATCGGTGACGCCGCCTTTCGCCGCCTTGCCCGCGATCTCCATGAACTCGAAAACGTTGTCAGCGGGGACGCCGGCAGAGATCGCTTGGTAGAGTGCAGGGATAGTTTCGTTGGGTAGGACGCCGATCGCGCGAGAGACTTCCTTGACGTCGGCTGTCATCTGCTGCTTCATCTGTTCGGACAGCCCAGGCATAAGGGTGAACACCTCACGCATCTTGGTGTCGAACGTGACGAAGCTCTTGAGAGAGGTCGCGCCGAGGGCCACGAGAGCGCCTGCTGCTACCACGGCCCCACGCTTAATCCACTTGCCTACGTTGTCTCCGAGCTTCTGGAAGTCCGCCCCCATCTTGGAAGAGGCGCGTTGTCCAGCGTCTTCGACCGCTCGGATGTCACCGACCGCTTGACTCCGGTTGACCGAGATCTTTGCGAATAGCTCGAAGACGTTCACGTAACTCCTTCGGTTCCGGTCCTTTGCGCTTGTGCGCGTCCGCTATCCGTTGGACTTCAACCCTCACTGCCCGTTCCTTCTTCGCCGTGAGGTACCCGGCGATCGCCCGTCCCGCGATCCGATCGGCCTCTTCCTTGAGCTTCTCTATGTCTCCCGGGACTAGCGCCGGGAGAGCCGCTCGCTCCTCAAGGCCGAGCCGGTGAAGGAACCCTCCCCAGGTCAACCCCGGCCCCGCCCCTAGCAGGAATGCGGTGTACGCTGCGGCTGTTAGCCGTTGGCGTTCCCTCCTCCTTGCCCATCGTGCTTCCGCTGCGCTGATTTCACGGAGCCTTGCGTACGGGATTTGGAGGAGCTGGCCGTCCGTCCAGCCGGTCGGCCTTTGGACATCCCAGAGCTGTTCGCAAAGACTTTCCGCGCTACCTGGCTGGCGTGGACGGTACGTGCGAAAAAAGCCGGGATGTCCGGTAGCTCGATCAGCTTCTCAACCAGCACCGGCATATCCATCAACGGCAACGTGTCGGGGTCCTTCGCCTGCTCAATCGTTAATGGTTTACCATCGGGCCCGATCAGCATCGATCCGATCCATTCGATCACGTCGTCTTCCGTATCGGGGATACCGGCTGCCAACGAGAAAAGCAGCGCGACTCCGTTGATCTTGATCTCTGTCCGGGGCTCGCCGCTCGCGTCCAGTACAGGCTCGCCTTGACTGTCCATTATCGGGACATCCTCATAGAAGTCCTCGATGTTCTGCCCGGCGTGAACCTGAACCACTGCCAGGATTCGGGCGAGCTTGAAGCAGTCCGGCAGCCCGGGTCTCCGGATCGTGTACCTCACTCCTTCAATCTCAATCGTGGGCCGCTCCCTCAGGATCTCCTCAGACATTGGGAGGGTCACCCCCTTTCCCGCCTAAGTGGCAGGCATCCAAATCTCGAACGGGCTGTTCGCCAACGCTAACGCGCTCGCGAGGTAGTGCCCTTCGAAGACCAATTGATTGATCGCCTCGTCACGGGGAGCGGAAGTGAGCGTGAGCCCTCCTACGCTGAGCCCGTTCTTGACGATGAAAAACGCCGGATTCGTCAACGACGTATTCGAGACCTCTGTCGCTAGAGCGACATCGTGATAATCGCTGGCGTCGAGCTGTGCCAACGTTATGATGTCGAAGTCATCCCCTGTTGCGACGGAGTCGTACCGATACGTCACCGTGACGAGGTCCGTATCCACGATGACTGCACCGACTCGCGTGATCGCTTGAGTGACCGCATCGACGCTGTAATTGACGTTCAGCGTTGCCAGTGTCGGCAAGCCTAACCCCGCATCGGTGTAGTACACTTCCAAGGTAGCCGTGTCGATGGTGGTTGCCCCGAACGGCGGGATTCCGCCGTCCAACTCTAGCCCGGTTCCCAAGTACTCCCCGTGAACCCAGGTGTACGAGGTATCGGCTGAAGCCGTTCCTGCGATCGCCGCCAGGATGTTATCCACCGTCATCGTTTCCAGCAGGTTGACCGTGAGACGTGTGACCAAGCCGGAGATCCGGCGAAGCCCCTTGACCGGCCCGTAAGCGCCGTCCGCCTCGACCACGCGGTAGTCGGGCAGAACCTCGAAAACGCTCCCTCCGCGGGTCGCGCCTAGAGTCCGCTCCGATCCACCCCCTGCACCATCCTCGAAATCGAAGTACGTTTTGCCAGCACCGGTTTCGTAACGATCGCCGGTGTTGACGTTAATGCCTGTTTGCAGTGGCATTCGTTTATCACCTCGCTAGCACTGCTCCTACTTCACTCTTGGCGAACAGACTAACCCGCCAGACGAGAACGTGTTGCCATCGTTTCGAGTCGCCGGTAGGTAGAGGGCCAGATCCCATCGGCCACACTCGACACGCGGAAAACTCTCCGTCCGGAGGCGTCAGTCGCCTTTCGATTAACAGTTCTTTGAGTCTCTTTGCGACCGCTGTCACCAGTGCCGCGTTGTCTCCGTAGTCGTTGATCGTCTGCATGTACCTCCCGTCGAGATCCGGCCATCCGGAGTAGTCAAGATCGACTTCATGAGCGATGAAGAACTCTTTCGGTGCGTCGGGCCCGGGGTCTTCATGAGCTTCGACGTAGTGGATCCGCTTGGAGAGGTTCGCTGCAGACAGACCGACCGTCGTCTGCAACGAGGAGTCAGCGACGATGACAGCCTTCGCGGATGCGATGAGAGCCTGTCCTACTTCGACCGCCATCTAGAACCACTTCCTCCCCAACTCTGCGAGGATCGCCGGTTTCGCTTCTTTCATTCCCGGTACGAGCCACGGTCGCCGTCCCTTCCCGGGCATCAGTTCGAGTGCGATTCCGTAGCCGAGGTCGATACCACCTTCGGCGCGTGCAGGAATGCCCACGTACGCGCTGAAGCCTGAGATGTCCTTAGCGGTCCCCCAGCCGACCGCGCCCGCCAGTACGCCGGTAGGTTTCGCGGGGCGCTCACCGAGGGCTGAGGCTTGGTAGGAGGCCGTTTTCGTGTACGGCTTCGCGTACCACCGGCCCGTCCTCGGACCGCTGAACGATTCCACGATGACGTTCCGGGCGATGATCGCTGCGGATGTGAGCCGCTGCATACCCACTCGATCCATCTCGCGGAGGACCTCCCCGACGTTGCTCGTAAAAGTAGCCCCGCCTCGTTCGCTCACTCCTCCACCTCTTCTACTTCTCCGGTATCCCGGGCGATGACGGTAGTGTCGCGCCCGTAGCCATCCGGGTTCACTGCCGGCTCGATCGGTTGCAGAATCTCGTTCGATCGGGCGAGGAGGACCAACTGGGTATGTCTGACCTCGATCGTCGGTGTGTCCCTGAACCGAACACGGTACACGACTTGATTCAGTGCTGCCTTAGCTCCTTCTCTGATCGCTGAACCCACCTTGACCATCTCGGCTGACAGAAGAGTGACGACCGCCCAACGGGTTTCGAC